ACTGCTGTAGGTGGTCTTGTCGGTGGTATTGCTGGTTCATTTGGTGGCGAAAAAATTGGTGAAGAACTTGGCAAACAAATCCAAAAAGGATTGGGAAAAACCAAACTTAAAGCGCCTAAGATTAGCTCTAGCAAGGCATATGATACACTTAATAAAGAAGCTAAAAAGTTCTACACAGACCAACAGAAACAACAATTAGCCGCGCTCAAAGAACAGAAAAAGAATGGTCAAATTTCTGATGATGAGTATAAAAAGCGCACAAAAGCCATCAAAGATGAGGGTAATAAGGCTACTAAATTTGAAGAAATGAACCAAAAAGACCGTAGCAAGATTACGAAGTATTATGCAGAATCTCGTCAAAGTTTAGAAGAATCTTACAACAAGAAGATTAAGTCTACTAAGAGTAAATGGGATAAGCAGATTGCAGAAGATACTCGCATCTATGGTGCTAATAGTGTTCAAGTTCAAAAAGATATTCAGAAAAAAGAAGAAGCTGTTCAGAAATTAAGTGCAAGCAAAAAGAAAGCAATTGAAAAGCAAAAAATTAAATTTTCTACTAGTGTAACGACCGAAGAGGCAAAACTTCACACAACCCTGAATGGTAAAATTCAACTTGCTAGCGACAAAGAATTAAAGATTTATGATAAATTAACTAATTCTAAGAAAAAGTTAAGCAAGCAACAGGTTCAAGCGCTTGTAAACGATGCCGAGAACCAATATAAGAAAGTTGTTAATCTTGCCAATCAGCAACTAGAAAAAGAAACAAAAATTGCCAAAGAGAAATATAAGCAGATTAAGAAACAAGCCAATGCCCAATATCAAGAGGTAAAGGCTAGTGCCGAAGCCCAACATGATGCGGCTGTTGAACAGGCATATAGAGAGAACCAAGGTACAACTAAAGAAGCTACTGAGAAACGGAAGAAGATTATACAAGCCGCAGATAATCAGCGTGACAAGGTTGTTGGAGAAGCCGAAAAACAAAAAAATAAGACTATTGCACATGCAAAAGAAGAAAAAGGCACAACAATCGCAAATGCTACCACAAAAGCCAGTCAAGTAACTAGTCAAGCTACTGGACAATATGAACAGGTTACTGGTGCCGCACTCAAACAACACAAAGGTGTTGTGACGCACTCTGTTGAGGAAGCTAATCAATCAATTAAAGCACAACACTCACAAGCAAAAGGTACTATGAGCGTTTGGAAGGCGATTGGTGATTTCTTTAATGGTATTGGAAAATTCTTCCACATGGACACTGTTTCTGTTGCTGATGTTAAGGTTCCTAGTAATTATGCTTCCATGCCCGCAATTGCTACTGGTGGTGTTTCTGCTGGCGGCAGAGCGTTAGTCGGTGAAGCTGGGGTTGAAGCTAAATACTCTCCTTATTCTGGTAAAGTAGACTTCTTAGGACTTAACGGTGCAGAAGTTGTCAATCTTAAAGCTGGTGAGCATATTCTTAATGCTAATGATACCGCTAAACTTTTCAACGGTGGTCTAGGAACCACAATGAAGGGGTATGCTAGTGGTACCACTGGTATTTCTGGATTCTTATCTAAGATGATGGATGGAGCTAGTGATATTTGGGATAATATTTCCGAAGCGGCTGAAAAAGCAATGGAGAAATTAACAAATCCTGTTAAGACCTTAAAAGATATTGCATCAAGTACATTTAGTAATAATGTTCCACATGCTGGTTCAGTTGCTAAGGATTTGACAAGCGGTATGACTAATAAGGTTGTTGATTCAGTTGCAGATGCACTTAATAAGATTAAGAAAGCATTTGACGATAATGGTTCTTCAAGCGCACCCGCTGGTGCTGGTGTAGAACGCTGGAAATCACAAGTTAAAAAAGCTCTTAAAAAGAATGGATTACCAACAACTGGTGCATATGTAAACGCATGGTTACGTCAGATTCAAACTGAAACGGGCGGTAATGAAAAAGCTGTACAAGGGGATATTGGTGATATTAATAATAAAACTGGTGATTTAGCCAAAGGATTATTACAAACAATATCTGCAACATTTAATGCTTATAAGCATAAGGGACATAACAATATTTTTAATGGTTATGATAATATGCTTGCGGCAATGGCATATGCAAAAGCCCGTTACGGTGATGGTATGTTATCCGTAATTGGTAAGGGTCATGGATATGCCAATGGTGGAATTGTAAGCAAACATGGTATGTATGAAGTTGCTGAACAGAATAAGGCAGAAGCCATTATTCCACTTGATACAATGAAACGCACTCGTGGTTGGGAACTCCTATTTAATGTTATGAGTGAGTTTGCTGGTGATGAAGGTAGTCTTGGGACTAATCGTCATAATGGTGGTAATTCAGAAGTACATGAACTACGCCAACAAGTATCAGATTTAACAGATAAAATGAGTATTTTAATAGATGTTATGATGGCTAAAAAGCCTACAGAAATCACTATTGAGAATAAACTTGATGGTCGAGAAACATCTAGAGGAATTGTTAAATATATCGAACCAGAAATTAACACATTTCAAACTCGGAGAAATAGATTAATGAAGGGAACAAGATAATTTCAAAATAATTAATCTATTTACTTGACATAGTGCCACATTTGTGGTACTATATACATATATTGAAAGTAGGTGACTAAAATTAGTTCACAAGTAAAATTTAACGGTCATATGTTGACTGATATTATCAAAGTGAATATCGGGTTTACACTCGGATTGGGTGCCGAAATCGAAAACAAGACACAGGCAGTCGGAAATTCTGATGGTCAAATCCAATTAATTGAATCACGATATAATACAAAAACAATTTCGATTCCATTTTCTGTTGAAGCTTCTGAAATGGGTAGATTAAGAGAATTGATGGGTATGTTGAATGTCAGAGAGCCATCTCAATTATGGTTCAGTTCTGAACCTGATAAATATTATATGGCATTACCATCGAGCAATTCCCTAACAGAAGATTGGCAATTTGGTTCAGGTACGTTGGAGTTTCTCTGTATTGACCCATTTGCACATGCAATTACTCCTAAAACATTTACAAATAGCGGTGATGTGATTACTATTAATAATAAGGGAACGGTTCCTACACCCGTTAGTTTTAATATTACAAATAAAGGTGATAATGGTTATTTTGGTTTGGTAAATGAAAATTCAACCATCAAAATTGGTAATCCAGATGAAATAGATGGTTATGATTATAAAAACAATGAAGTATTATTAGACCATGATTTTAAAAGTGCTGATGAATTAACTGGATGGCAAATGAATACTGTAAAATCATCATATTATAAGCCAACAACATTATCAGGTTCTTTTGGAGTTAGGGCAGGAACCAATCAAGATTTGTCAGTATATGTAAGCGATTACAGTGCTGGTTCTGATAAATCAATGTGGTTCGGCCCGAGTATGTATAAAAAAATTAAAGCAGATTCTTTTGGAAATACAGACCAAGAAAATTTTATTTTTTATTCTTTAGTTGGCGCACAAGATAAGGTCGGGGACGCATTTGGTGTTCAAAGCCTAGATATTGTAGATAAAGATAAAAAAATGATATGTGGTTTTTATTTCAGAAAACTAAATTGGTCAACTAGAGATATGCAGTTATATTTCTATGTTGGAGATAAAATAGTTATGAAATGGGAAGATACCAACGCCTACCTTATGAGAGATTTCATAGGAGGAATTACAATTGAGAAACATGGTGCCGATTTCCATTTTTCAATTAGAAATATTACAAATGGCGCTACAGGAGGATATTCTTGGCATGATGAGACATATGGGAATATGAAGGCAAATGGTGTTGTCTATTGGGGTGGTAAAGCTGGTGGCGACACAAAAGTTTTCAACATGGAACTATTTATGCTTAGATTCTCATCAACTGTTGAGGGTTGGAGAGATAGTCGAAATATGTTTTCAAATGATGATAATATCGAAATTGAAACCAGTGATACAGGATATGGTGCTTTAAGAACATATGTTAATTATGCCCCAGCTATCAACATACAGGATATAGGCTCTAAACCAATTATTGCCCCAGTTGGAGAGAGTATTATAAAAATAACGACATCTACATTTTCTAAAAATCCAGTTGTTAAAGCTACTATACGAGAGCGTTATTTATAAAGAAGATTATATCTTCTTTATTTTTACATATATAAGGGGGCTAAATATTTTGATATATATACAAGATAGAGCAAATAATACACTTGGTGTAATTGAAAAATACTACAATGATACCCATCAAATGATTCTTGAATCTGGTGTTTCATCATATAGTTTCACTGTACCAAAGAATATAAGTGATGCTCAACATATTATCGAAGGCAATTATATTATTATTGTAGATGATAATGGACTTGGTTGGAAATTTACTATTATGTCAGTTACTCAAACACATACTGAATTAACAGTTTATTGCGAGGATGTTGGGTTAGAATTAATTAATATGGTAAAAGATTCTTGGAATGCTCCAGATGAAAAACAATCATCAACATATTATATTGAAAAAGCAATCGCAGGTTCAAAATGGAAAATCGGCTTAAATGAAATTAGTGACCTATCTCGAACATTAAAATGGGAGGGTAGAGACACATCATTAAATAGATTATTGTCCGTTTGTACTCAATTTGACCATGCAGAGGTTGAATTTAGAGTAAAATTTAGGAATCTAAAAGTAACTGATTATATTATTAATATCTATAAAAAAAGAGGAACAGATAGGTCAGATATTCAATTAGTATATGGTGAAAATATTGATGATATTACAAAGACGAGTAGTATTGAAGAATTATCAACAGCGTTAATGGGGGTTGGTAGTGAAAAAGAACTTCCAGAAAATTCACCAGAGGGAACAATACCAGAACATGTCACATTTAAAGATTTAAGCTATGATGATGGCGAATATTATACAACCGTTGGTAATCCATTCCTTAGAGCAAGACTAGCTAATCAACAATTTAATTTATCCGATAATTATATTGAAGATTTTTATGAATATGATACATCTGACCCACAAGAACTATTAAATAGAACTATTACACAATTAAAAGAGCGTTCACAAGTTAAAGTAAACTACGAGATTTCAGTAGTAAAATTTAATCATTCTTTACAGCTTGGAGATACTATTACAATTATTGACCATGATTATAAACCAGAATTATTTTTAAGTGGTCGAGTGTTAGAAATTGATAAGAGCTATACAGACCCATCACAAGATAAATTAGTGTTGGGTAATTTTTTAATATTACACAGTGATATTAGAGATGATTTAAGAAATTTACAAAATGATATAAAAAATATGAAGCCAATGAAAAACTATAGTTGGTTAAGATATGCGGATGATGATAAGGGGACTAATATTAGTCCTGTACCAACACCCACCACAAAATATTTTGCATTATTGGTGAATAAGACCACAGGTATTCCAAGTGATAATCCATCAGATTATATTGGTCATTGGCAATTAATACAGGGTGCTGATGGTAAAGATGGAGTTGCGGGAGAAAAAGGTGCTGACGGACGTACCGCCTATACTCACTTTGCTTATGCTAATGATGTATCTGGGACTACCGATTTCAGTGTTGATGACCCTACTGGTAGAGCATATATGGGTGTTCTTAGTGATTTCATTAAGGAAGATTCAA